GTAATCATCACTTCAGTTCGACTCAACCCAAGCGGCTTCAAATACTTTTCACAGAATATGTCACCTGTGTTCCCCGATAACGCTTGACCATTACTGAAATCTAAACGACTTGGGTTCAGACCTATAAAAGCTACCGGTGCGTTCTGCGGTCCTGCTGTTGGAACCAGTTCAATGTTCTTAGATACAGCTTCTATTAATGAACTTTTTCCTAACGATATTTCTTTACGGTTCATTTCGTCTGCGACACAGAACGCAGCATTGATAATACCATCCGTTGGTTTCTTTTTCTTCTGTGCACCTACGAACCATTTATCCAGGCTCTGCCACATCTTCTGCAAAGATTTATCTGACACATTTGATAACACTTCTGGATTGAGCGCACTAAGAGCTATCTTTTCAAAGGCACTGGGCTTAGGGGCCTTATGTGACAACTTACCGCCCGCTCGACCGCGTGCTTCCGCCCGCATACCTGCATAGACCCACCCTGGCAGATCGCGTTTTGCAATACTCCATATCTCAGTTAAAAACTCTTTAGTCAAATCTGACATTTAAGTTCCCTTCCTTCTTAAACCTTCAGTACATTCACAATGGGGATGTGCGACCGGCCCCTGAATTGGACCTTTGATCGATTCGTACTCGCCACCTAGTGGAGCCGTCTTGCCATCTAATGAAGCACAGATGTAACAAGCATCCGGCGGTGCCATCCATACTCGTTCGACTTCCGGCAGTATCCCTGCGTCCTGTGCCGACTGCCAAGCCGCTTGTCTACCTGCCGCTTGTGCTGCAATCGTTTCCGTTCGAGCTATCCGTTCGGCCCGCTTATGTAACAATTGTTTTTTATAAACATCTGTTAGACTATTTGCTTTGTCTCCACTTAAACCCGAAGCCAGATGTAGCTGTCTTCTATTTTCTACCGCTGTATATTCACGCTCGGTTAATCCGATATTACCTTCTATCTCGGCATAAATATATTCAGCTCTGTCACCATCGTCAAACCCCTGGGATAAAGTATCTTGAACTACTTCTAATTGCGGCTTTGAAATACCTTCTACAATAAGCTGCAACGAACGATTCCGCATCCAGTCCATTGAATATGGATTAACCGGAACCATCTGAATTTTAAAATCTACTGCCGCTTTTAATACTTCAACCGGATTAGGTTCTTCGAAATCATCCAGCGTGAACTTCATATTCAAATCGAAATTCTCATTTAGCAACTCGGTCGCTTCGTCACCTGACTCTTGCAGAACCTTAGTATAAGTGTTCTCTAATGTGTCAATGAATCCCTGCCAAGCATCAGGTGGCATCGACTCGTGCTCAGTAAAGAAAGGCAGAACTTCCATCAATGTCGCGACCGAATTCGTTTCGTAAGCTATCAAGAAATCTTTTTTAATGGCAGGGGTCAGAAGTTCGGCCATCGCTTTTAAAAATCCATTACGAAATCTATTCTCGTACTTAGTAGCGATGGCGTATGCGTCCCGGCCCTCTTTAGTATTAGGCAGTACGGTCTGCCATGCCGGACGCCTCTGCCTACGCGCCTTGAATGCCCTGATACTTTTGTACACCTGTATTAGCGGCATCCACATACTCTCTTATTGTGATATTTCAACCTGAGCCCACCTTTACTTTTAGCTACCTCTTCTTCGACTTCTTCGGCACCTACCTCTTCACCTTCCGCATCGGATTCTGCTGGCATGGGCAGCTTGGCTATCTCTAAGAACTTACGCTGCAGAGCTTCGTCACCTGCAGGTAACATTCCCGCACCGGCAAGCGATGTCACATATGATCCCATCTCCGTTAGTGATATGGTTTCTAAATCACCGTGAACCAGCTCGGGCCATATGTCCTGCCGAATACCGTTCAACATCATCAGATCATTAATTCCAAATCGATTAAATGTAGCAGCGATACTATCTAATATCGCACCGATGGCGATTGCAAAGAGGTTCGTTTGTGACGAAGCGAGAGCGAACGATCCGACATTAGCCATGCCGAGCTGAATGAACTGTGCCAGGACAGATTGTAGAATATTTATTTTGTAAGAGAGCTTCACCGCAGTGGTATCTATCTGCCTGCGGCCACCTGAATGTAATAGCTCTAATTTGTATCCCGTTGGCTTGCCATTCGTATCTATCTCAGATGGAACCATTGCAAACTCACGCTGGTCGCGCTTCAACTCACTAAGCATTGTTTCGAACGCAGCTCTGAGAGCTTTGGTTTTACCGGAAGCATCTGGATGTAGCAGAGCGATAGGGACCTGCATCGTTATCAATCCGGTCATGTCACGTTCGATCCCTATTGCTTCTATTTCACCTATGCGCTTTAGAAAGAAATAATCGACCACCGCATTTCTATATATACTGCGGCCCTCGGGATTGTTCTTTGTTATCTTAGTTCTGAACAGAATCGATTTATCAATAGGTACTAACACAGCTTCACCATCTCCATGTGTCTGCTTCATACCTAGCAGCTCGTCATCCGTATCGAACTCCCACCGTTCGAGAGTGTCCTGTGCTCGCAGAGCTAGATTGCGCCAGCCGATTTTGCCATCTTCGAAACGACTATTAATCGTCTTGTCATCATTAGGTCCCTTACGCAGCTTGAATACCTTTTCGAAATACGACCAGCCATAGGGCAGGAATGAAAGCACTTCGGACATGAAGTCTTCGAAGGTAACATCCATGTCAATCAAACATGATTCAACGAACTCTGCCTGCTCTAACGCTTCGGAAGTGGCGTCTGCGGGCTCGACCCGCCACTCAACCTGGCGCACTAGTGCTTCTATAACAAACGCAATCGAACCGATGACAGAGCTATTGTCCGACATCTCACGATAGAGCTTGGGACCGAACTCGCCTTTAAGCTTAGGGTGAAACTCTTCGTTAATAACTCCCGCATCTTTCTTTAGACCTGAACTACCTATTACCGAAGTGTCCAGTTTTGCTTCTGGCATATCTGTACTCCTTTTATTTCTTGCATCTCTTTACGCGTTTGCATTAAAATCCCAGGGGCTCGAACGTGTGCCCGCTTTTGATAATGAAAAATCAAAGTTATAAATGTTCCCCGACATATGATCGAGCGCTTGTGTCATCGTATCCACTGCGTCATCTCTTGAAGTATTGGGAAAGGCTGTGACATTATCGATGAAAGGTTCTGACCATGATGCGAGCTGTTCGGTCGGTACAAACACATTGCCCGCCTCTATCAGTCCTGACACAGATGCTAACCTTGCTTCTTTACTTCCTTTAGGTTGATAGGGGACGAGCCCCGGTACTGTGTCACAGAGTGTATCGATGACCGCTCGGCCATTCGCCTTGTCTTCTATTACCTTAGTAATTGCCTTGGGCCATTTGTGACTGAACACTTCTATTTTCTTTAGAGTCTCAGGGAAGTTTAAATTTTCTTCAATCTTATCTACAATGTACATATTAGATCCAATACGGCCCCAGACTTGACCACATACCAAACTATTCCCCGTCTTGCCAAAAGTCAAATCCCAACTCTGAATCATCTCTTCGAACTGTTCCGGCATAGTGTCGAAACGTTTGAACCAATCACGCTTGACCATATTACCTTCCAGCGGTGCCGGACGCTGTTGATAAAGACCTGCGAACATGTGTGAGCCCAACGTCTTTTTTATTTGAAGGAGAGCATCTGTGTCAAACCGCTCGGCACACAGCGCCGCACCCTCGGTCCTGCCTAACAAATCATTTGGCTCTGCAAGCGCAGGTAGTGAAATGACTTCCCAATCGTCCCCATGTTCAGCCATCAGCCAGCCCGATATATCCATTTCATGCCAGCGAGTCTGATCTATGATAACCGATCCACCTGGTTCCAAGCGCGTAAAAAAAGTTCCCTTGAACCAATCGATTGTGCTCTCTCTTGTAGTGGGTGACATCGCTTCGGCCCAGTCCTTATGTGGGTCGTCCAGAATTAACAACTGTCCCCCTAGACTAGTGAGTGACCCACCGACCCCTGCCGACCTCATACCGCCGCCCTCGTGAGTCTGCCAGTTCGACACCGACGACTTGTCACGCCTGACCCTTGTCCACGTCTCAGGGTTAAGCATAAACTCGTCACGCACCGCCAGACCCCACTTGGCAGCTACTTTATCGGAGTAGCTAGATAAGATCACATTATCCCAGGGACGCCAGTCTAAGTACCAGGCAGGGAGCCAGTGAGCTATTCCCTGCGACTTGCCGTGTCGCGGCGGAGCGTTCACGATGATACGAGCGTTCCCCTTTACTATTTTATTTTGGATGTACATGAGCACAAACGAAAGCCAGGTGTATGGAATCCAGCCGCCCTTGCTCAAATGGTTAGCATACGTGGGTACTGTCATTCGCCACGTAGAATCACCAAGTGTACTACGAGACTGAGCTGCCCTCATTTGGATTCATTTTCCCTAAGAGTAAATTGACCGCATCCATCGCTTCGTCATCTTCGAGCAGCGGTGCAAGCGCTTCGCGCTGATCGGCCGCTGTGATCTGATGTCTTTCTTCTATAACTGTTTCAGGTTCGCCGCGACTCATACGTTCGAGCTTCATACCGGTCTCTATAAGTTTGCGAACATCTTTAGGTGCAATAGGTGTGCCCTCTTCCGACGCCTTTTTTAATCTGGTTAACCAACGTGTCAAAGCTCCCGCACCAAGAGCTTGCATCGACTTCGCAAGGTTCATATGCCGATCTCGCATACGTGACACACCTTCGAGCATCTTGCGGCGGCGTTGTTTATCGAGTGCGCGATCCCAGTCTGCGACACGTTCTGCCCAGTTCCAACGAACCGACCACTTCTCGTATTTGCGTGCAACTGTGTCAAGCTTTGCAAGCGAGCCGTCTCTTTTCCGTTCGAAATCAGCGGACTTGCGAAGCGTTCGGTCATATCCCATGTCACGATAAACTACAAAGGCTATCCATGACTTAAGGGGTTCACCAGGTTGCCGATCATATGTTTCACGGTCGGTTGCGCAAGTGAAAGGTAATATTCTTTTATCTGACATCATCTTAAATGTAACATTTGTTTACTTTCCCTGCAACAATCCAACAATATGTTCAGCAATCGCTTTCATAAAGTTTGGCGGAACACTGTTTCCCATTCGTGCGATCACTTGTTTATATGTACCTATAAATTGATAATCATCTGGATACGAAAACACTCTTTTAGTTTCATTTACAGACAAGCGCCTCGGTTCGTCAGGATGAAAATGACCAGAAGCAATGGTCTTTAAAACTGTTGGTGGTATCCTATACCAACTACAACGATAAAAACCAAAATGTTCATAATGAGCTTGTCCTAACTTAGTTTCAAAATAATGCTCTTCATCAACTGTGCTTAATGGTTTACAATCACCTAACTCTTTCAAATCCTTTAACGCCTCTTTCAACAGAATCGGTTTTGTCTGTGGCTTTGGATGTGAAGGTTTAATTTCTAAATCCTTACGAATACCAATAAAAATCAATCGTGGCCGTGACTGCGGAACATTGTAATATTTCGTATTCAATATTCTTGCACTGACTTCATATCCACAAGCCTTCAATTCTTTTAAGCACTGAACGAAAATGATTTTCATTTTACCTTTGACCATACCAGAAACATTCTCCATCACAAATGCTTTTGGCTGTAATCCCTGCAGAAGCCGAACATATTCCTTAAACAATTGATTTCTATTATCTGTAAAATCTCTTTTCCCAGAAATTGAAAATCCCTGACACGGCGGCGAACCGTCCAGAATATCTAATTCACCCGGTTGCAATCCGATTGTCTCTAAAACATTCGAAACAGACAGATCATTAATATCACCATGGTAAACATTTGTGTCAGGATGATTGAGCTTATACACTTCAACAGCATTGTCGTCCCACTCACAAACCAACAAAATTCTGCCACCAGCAAGCTTGTAACCCAAAGACGATCCGCCACATCCACTAAAGGTACTGACAACTGTGAAATTCATTTGGGAAACTCGAATTCACATTTGGGACACTTGCACATCTCAATATCGTCTGCAATCGATTCGTCATACTCCCTGCCAACATCGTCAGGAACATTTGTGTGCTCAATAATCTTTTTCAATTCGGTTTCGCTAAATCCCATTGCTTCAATAGATTCCAAATCAGAATTATTAACAAGTTGCTCAATTGCTTCTGCCAAAACCGTTTCGTCCCATTCAGCAAGTTCAGCGGATTTGTTATCAGCGATTGCATAAGACATTGCTTCCGTCGCATCTAAATCTTTTCTGCGAACTGCCACCAAAGTATTTGCATCGGTGTCAACAATTTTGACATCTTTGAACCCGGCTTTTTTAGCGGCCTCCAGTGTTCCGTTTCCAGCTCGCACGACTCCATCCTTATCCACGAAAAGTGACCGGGCCGCGCCGAACTGCTTTAGCGATTTTTCTATTGCTTTGATGTTCTCAGCCGAGTGCTTCCTGGCATTATTTGGATCGGCAATTAATTCGTCTATTGAGATTGTTTTTGACACGCTTGAACTCCTTCCTAATTATCAAAATAGTCCTTTGTCACTAATGTGTCAAGTTATACGGGTGTCACAGGTAGAGGTGTGACGATGAAAGGTTAATAATAATAGGTGTTTATATACAAGTGTCACACTGTCACACCTTCAATATTAAAAAGTACTAGAGTATAAGTAAAAACAGGGTGTCACAGTGTCACACCCCCGACACACCTTCTGCCGTGACGAAATTCCTAAGTAATTACGATAGTTTGATTAGGTGTCACAGGTGTCACACCTCTATTCCTTTAACGTGCGAGAAAAAAAAGCGCTTTTTTTTTTAACTGAGTAATAAAGTATAAGAGGTGACGGTGTGACACCTAAAAACAGCCTTTTTTCAGTCTAACACCTTGTAATTATTAGGTCTAGTCGGCACTTTGACTTTCTGTGACAGGGGGTGTGACACGTGTCGAGCAGGTTTTTTGTACTTTTTTCATCTTTTTTTCTAAGCTTATGAAATCGTTAGGAAAATAAATTTTACTTTTCTGATAACATGTGATAAGGTGCTTATTGTAATGAAGAATAGGGGATTTTATGAAACTAACATTTTACGGGCATAAATCGTCGAAGTCGTCTTTTCAAGTACATAACCTTTAATCTGGTGCTCCCCCCACCCTGGTTAAATCTTCATTACAGTCGGCTTCGACGATGCCCATTTTTTATATCGAGGTACAGAACGTGCGTGAAATTTCTTTTACCTTATACAAAAATGCACAGGATACAATAGGCCAAATCGTTCAGAAACCCTGGCCGAAATGGCAGCAGAAATTATCGACTCATATAGTCCGTGGCAAGCCTTCCGACACGAACAGTAAACAGAAGTTAAATCGAGCAAAGAACGGTCCCGCGATCCTGCTCGGCATCGTCCCGGCAGGACACAAAAGGGCCATCAAAAATGTTCAGCAGATAGACGCCCTTGCAATAGATGTGGACGACAAATCGGACGCACGAATCGAAGCCGCTCTGCATAAGTTAGACAAATTCGAATACTTCATGTGGACAACACATAAACATGGTTCTGAGGTAGTAAACGGATTGACACGAATTCGAATACTACTTCCTTTAAAAGAAATTTTGCAGCCAGCAGATCACACAAACATTTGGCTTAGACTCAATCAATTCGTAGATGGAATTAATGATCCTTCTACAAAGGATTTGTCACGTTTACATTTTCTACCGAGTACATTTAATTCCGAAGTCGCAAATACTTTACATCATCCAGGCAAATGGCTCGAACCTTCAGATTTGCCAAAACTAAATAAAGCTACTAAATCGGTTGAATCTGTTTTCGCGCAATCTCAAGACATTGCAGTTCTAAAGAAAAGAGTTCAGACACTTAAAAAAGCGGACGAATTGAAGATACCGCTGAACGATCTTTTTAGGGCCGAACCTTTTGCCGAGTCAGGACAGCGACACGAAACACTTTTAAAATTAACAATGTGGCTGGCACAGCAGAATAAGGATTTGAATTCGGAAACTATAGCAGGTATCTTTGAGAAATCGTTGCAACATATGCAAATCGAATCTGACGATGCACCAAAGATTTCGGAAGCACAGGAAGCATATTTTGGTGCAGTCGAAAAGCTTAGAATTTATACTGAAGAAAAAAGACAGAATTTTCAGCTGAACAACGCGGGTGTCACAAGCGGACCTTATACTGACGCAGACCTCGATAAAATCGCCGTCAAAAACAGCTGGTCACGTGTCGAATTAAAAGACAAGTGGCTAATACAGATAGACGGTACGGGATGGTTTTTAAAATCCGATGGTGAATATGATGGACCTTACTCTAAAGACGATACTCCTTTGGCGGC